TTACAGCCACTTCCAATCCATCATACAGCGTAAAAGTGATGGCGTTGCTGGAAGCTGCGGTGTTGCTCTTGATGCGATACTGATAGCCCTCGCCCGCATCGTCGGTGGTGTGCAGATACCCACCGGCATACTGATTCAGGGAGGCGCTGCCTACCGTGCCAGAGTCGGTGTAGGTTACAGCGGTAGCACCGGCAGAGGCGGCGGTGAGCTTGCCGTCACTCTCGATGATGGCCGTAGCCGACACATCCTGCGACACCAGCAAACCACGGCTGATAGAGCCAGCAGTATAGCAATAGCGGAAGCAGCGGCCATCGGCCAGTTCGAGCTTCTCGCCGATGTCATAGCGCGGCGTAGACGACTCATCATAGATGCCCTGGCCCTGCTTGCTGCCAAGGCCTTCGCCACCAATGCGATTGGTGCCGAAGTTAGAGTTGCGAAATGTTGACATTGTTCTCTCCTTCGCTCATGGGCGAGCTTAGAAGCCGCATTGGCTTGCGGCTCGGATTTTAGTCATTGACGTTGATGACAACACCCTGCCGACGACGGTTGTTGGTCGTCAGCTGAAGGCCTACGATGATAAAAGCGACCTTCGCCATTTGATTGGCAGGCTCGCGGAACGGGGTCTTCGCAAAGTTCATCCCGTTCTGCATCTTCAACTTCAAGTAGTTGGTGTTGAGGAAATAGATGCGGTTGGAGCCGCAATCCCGATCATACTGCACCGGAATACCACGATACGAAGGCAGTCGCCCATCTACGCCCGGCGAATCCTTGGAACTAAGGCGTTGATAGCCCGTGCCCTCGAATATCTCCTCATAGTCGGCGTAGATGCCGTTGGTGGTGAAGATATGGGTCGGCTGTTCATTGCCTTCCGACACCTCGTTCCACAAAGTACTCATACGGATCATGCCCTCGTAGAAATTCGTCCCGGTGATCGTCTTGAAGGACGTGTCGCTCGTCGCGTTCTCTGTTTTGTTCTGCCACCAGCTGTTGCCGCTGACAGTGATGCCACCCAGGGTCGTCGGCGACGACGACGGCGCATTGGCGATGATGTCCTGGAAGCCCAGCGGGCTCTTGCCGGTTTGTGCGGAGTAGAGCGATGCGTTGATCTGATCGCGCAGGGTGAGCATCGACTGCTGCGTCTTGGCTTCGAGCAGCTTCATCGCCGCATCCGTCTTCCGGTTCTCCATCTCTTCGATATGATTAATCGTGATGGGGCAACTGGCGTAACGGAACGGGTAGAAAGCCGCCGTGATACCATCGACAGCATCCGTATTCAGCACATCGTAGCCACTGAAGTACTCGGCAGAGTTACCCGAATAAAGAATATCTTCCTGGATCTCTTTGCCGCCATTTTCCATTTCCAGGGATCCGCTCGAACGAAAAGCCTCCAACGTCGGGTACGAGTCGAAGAAGTTGTCTGTCAACGTCTTGCGCTTCGCCCGCATGGTCAGCGTCCACGCAGCATCCCAGGTTTCAGTAGTGCTGGTACTAGCCACGGTTATTTCTCCTTGTTACATTTATTCAAATCCAAGGCCCTGTAACTTGGACAAGACCTCGTTGTCGGTTAATGCCGATCCGTCTTCGGAGGCGTTGACCGATGCGTTGGCCCGCACTGCATTTTTGGCTCCCCTGCGCGTCTGCTTGTTGGCGTCCCGCAGGGCATTAGCATTGCTGGCTGTAACACCAGCCACCTTCTCATAGGCCTCTTTTACGGTGTAGGGCTTGCTCGTATTGGGGTTGAGATGAGGATTCCCTCTACTGTCGTTGGACATGAGACGAAGCATCTCAGGGGTCCACTTAGGATTTCTCACATCTTCCCCGTGGGCTTCTACAGCTTCGGCCACTGCCGTGTTCGAGCGGGACACGGCCTGCTGCCGAATATGGGTGTTTATGCTCGGCAGCGCCGCCTCGCTTTTCTGGATGCGCTGTAACAGATCGTTATAGCGACCTTCCAGTTGAGCAAACTGCTGCTGGGTGCGCTGCTCTACATAGAAGTCCATAAAGTCCATCGCCTTATTTTCTTCTTCTGTAGACTGCGCCCGCAGCTGTGTAACCGCATCCATCTCCTGCTGCGGTGCGGCTACGGCCTGCACTCGATCCGCCCATTCGCCCTGCGTCCTGCGTAACTCGACCTCCCGAGCCTCTTGAGAGCGCCTCTGGTCGGCCAGGTCTTGCATTTTGCGCGTATAGTCGGCCTGCTGGTTTTTCACCGCCTTCAAGACGGGCTGGTACTGATCCGGCACCGTAGACGGGTCCACTCGGGCCCAATCCACCGTGTCGGGGTTGAACGCCTCGGCATTGCTCGACTCAGAGTGTCCACTTCCATCCGCAGAGGATCCAGCAGGAGTATCTTCGGGGAAAAGCTCTACGGCAGTGCTGTCCGCAGTCTCTCCCGAGGATTCCGCTGAAGTGTTCTCATTGGGCGAAATGGAGTCCAAATCCAGAATAGCTTCGGACATGGTTTATTCCTCCAGTTGCTGTTGGGCGGCGGCAACGGCCTCGGCGGGGGTTCCACCATACGACCATACCGGCCCTTCAGCCTTGGTTTCAGTGACTTCCGACGCTATGTGGCAGCGCGATCCTCCCACGGGGTCGGCAGACTCGATGACCTTATATTTCTTTAACAGGGCCTGCTTATGACTATAGTCCTTCACTACGCACCCAAAGCCTTCGTGCCACTTGCCATACATGCCCGAGTGGTTTTGATGGAGGAAGTTGCCCCGCGAGAAAAGCATCGTAGCGATGCCGCCGCACTCGGAGCAATATATCTTCCGCCGCACCTCACGATGGCTCCCAAAGGCCACATCCTCATGGAAATGGCCGCATTTGTTACACTCAAAGTCGTGAAATAGCATTTAATTTTGTCCCGGTGCCCGTTGCAGCTGCTGCGACATCTCCTGCGCGTTGGAGCGCACCATAGAGATGATGTTGCCCTCCTCGCCACCCCGCTCGCGCACCTCTTCGGACGAGGGCGCTCCTCCTCCGCCGCGCTGCGCTCCGCCCTGCTCCTTCTGCGCGAGGGCCTGCTGATGCTGCTGTATATGCTGCTGCGCCAGCTGTAACACCTGCTGCTGCTGCTGCGGTAACAACTGCTGCATCTCCGGCAGCGTCTGTATCTGACTATGTATCTTCATGTGAACCTGGTGGTTCTCGTCGGGCGTCACGTTGGGATTCGATCCCCGCAGGAGATAGGCCACGTTCTCCATGCTCGCCAGCTTGGTGGCGTCGGCGTCGGTGGGGGCCAGGTATTTCTCAGGGTCGCTCACCTTGAAGGCTTTGAGCAGTCCCTTTATGGCCTCCATGCGGTTTATCTCAGGCAGTTGTATCGTATAATTAAAAAGGGCCAGGGCATCCTCGCGCTCCAGCTGCTCCGTGATTGGCGAGGTGCTGCCCGCGACCACATCTATCTTGAAGCGCACCCGCAGCATGTCGATGCTCACCGCCTCGTATACGGGGTCGGCCTCGTTGTGCGCCACGTTGATCAAAAACTCTTCAGGGGTGTAGCGGGCGTCGGCCATCATGCGGAGGGTGTTATGGACGGTGACCTTGTAACAATCCGCTACCCGCATCTGCATCCACTCGCGGTTGAGCTGCCCGAAGCTGGCGATGAGGGAGGCCTCGGTGGCGGTGCGCTTGGGGCCGCCCCCCATAGCCATCTGCGACACGTTGAGGGCCTGCTCCTCGTAGGAGCGAGCGTCGTTCTCTATGCCCAGCTGATCCGGGGGCGGGTTACCGAAGTCAAGAGCTTTGAAGGAGGCCTGCGGGTCTTCGACCCATATGATGTCGCCATCGCGTCCCTGCTCCAGGGTCTCACCGATGTCGGCGTTGGCATCACGCTCACGACGAGACCCTAAGACAGTGCGGGAGAAGCGTTTAAGGAGGTCGGCGCGGCGCGAGACGCTCTCGACAATGAGCTTCTGCGTGTCCTCGGCATACGCCATCGGAGGCATCCCATAGAAAGACTCCTGCGTCTGATCGAACTGCAACGCATAGTAGGGGAAGCCGCCGCGTGTGAGATAGCCCCCCTCGGGCTCGAACTCGCCCGTCATCATCGGCTCGCCCGTGAAGGGATCGGGAGCCGTGATGGGCCGCATCGCCAGCATGGGATGGTCTATCTCTTCTATGGGCTCGCGCACCGTCTCGGCAAAGGTTATCCGCTTCTTGTGCATACGGTCATGGATCTCATAGAGGACCGTCATCTTGCCTTGCGACTTGGCCTCGGTGACCGCCTCGTTCTCCTCGCTGACGCCGCTGCTCTCGACATCGTAGAGGAGGGTGTCGGCGCTGCTCTCCTCATCCACGGCTTGTATCTGCCGCCGGTTTTCAAAGCGGGGGTCGTCGCGGACATATTCGAGGGGCACCATCATCTTCTCGATGATATAACGAGCATGGGAGAGCCGGTGGGGCGGCGTCAGCGGGTCGATGAAGACATTAAAGGGGTTGACGCGATGCACATAGGGAAAATCATCCGAGAGGGCGTCATTGACTGTGTAGGGTGCTACGATGTCGTCGTCGCCAGGCGGGTTATAGCCGAACTTAAGCCACCCCACATCGCAGAAGAGCGCATCGAAGATGACCTGCTGCACCTCCGCCTTGGTGTCCATCTGCTCCAGGGCCGCATTGGCTACCCGCTCTAAAATGTCGGCAGCGAACTCCCTGTTGGGTTCCTCGACATGAAAGAAGACATGGGGGTAGTTATAGCTTATGCTGGCGATGATCTGCCGCGAGAGGGGATAGAAGCGCGAGATGCGGATGGTCTTATCCTTGGGCAGCCCCGCCACCTCGAAATCCATCTCATAGGCTTTGAGGAGCCTGCGCCATAGCTTATGGCGAGCCCGCATCCACACCTTGGTGTTTTCAATGGCTCCGCGCCAGAAGTCAACGTCGTTCTTCTTCATCCTTCACCTCGACGCGGGCTTAGGCGTCCCATTGAAGCCATACGAGCTGCTTTTCTTGCGCTTGGAGCCCCTCTTCACCGCCTTGCCGGTCTTCGCGGCCTCTTTTTTGGCGGCGGCCTGACCAGCAGGGGTATAGGAAAAGTGTTTTCCGCCTACCTTGGGCATTATTTGGTCCCTTTGCCCTTTTTCATCAGGTCGGCCTTCGGCCCTACGGGCTTGACGCGCTTGGCCCCCTTGGGCTTGCTGCGCGTAGGCTTGGGGGTGCCATTAAATGATGCCATGCTGTCCGTCCTCATTATGCCTACGGGAAAAAGTTGCCCGTAGGTCGTGGTCAGGCTCATGCCGTATCGTACCGGCCCTTCTTGGGGGTGCCTGCCGCCAGCGAGTCCAGCGCCTGCTGCGCCGTGCCCTCGTAGGCCACCTCGGGAGCGGCGGCGTGGGGTTTGTAACAATGCATCATGGCGTAACGCCATTCATCTGCGGCATGATCCTCGGCGTGGGTGTCGAGGTCTTCGGGGTTGCGCGGCGAGCGGGGCAGCGTCGGCACCGTCCGGCAGAGGGCGTCGTTCCATCCCGCAAAGCAATAGAAACGCTCGTTGATGAGGGCGTCGTTACAAACTCTCCACCCATTTATACGATCATTATTCGCTCTTGTCAACCATAATCCCTTCTCTCCGAACACATCAGCGGGGCTGCGGTTCATCGCCTCACTCAGCCGCCGCTTGACGAAAATACTCGGATCGGCATAGATAGCCTGGGGACTCCGGCCCCCGGTGAAGGGGCATCCTTCGATGGCGGTGGTAATCGCCTCGGCATGTTGCGAGGCGGAGGCGTTGCCCCGGTAATATTCCGTAACACGATAGACGTTATCGTCGTGATCGACGGTATACAGCCCAAACGAACTAGGAGCCGACTCGCCATAATCGAGCGCCCCGAAGAGGGGCCAGTGTTCCGGGATGTTGAAGGAGGGCACCTGGACCTTCTCGCCATGCCAGTTGGCGAAAAAGGCCCCGACCATCGCATCCCAATCGCCTGCCAGCCACGCCTGCACCAGCTGCTCGTCGCCCACCGCCTTCAAACGATCAATATAACCCGGATCGCTTTGTAACAATACTCTGTTGTCTGTAACAAGACTACGGATATACATCCGCGTCATCTTATCGGACCCCGTGACCAGGTGGCCCTCCTCGGCGGCATCGACAAAATACCGCTTGACCTCATTATGACCGGGACCACCGGGGTTGCCCGTCACCCGTATCCGCTTCACCGGCACGTCATGCGCCGAGCGCAGGCAGGCCTTAAGCCGGTGATACGCCTTGAGGTTGGGCCAGGAGCCCATCTCGTCCCAGCCGATCCACGTATACTGGTGGCCCTGGTAATGATCGGCGTCCAGCTCGGTCTCTATATGCCGCAGCTTGAGGGTCGCCCCGCCCGGAAAATGCCAGGTATGGGAGCCGACCTTGTATTCCGCGTCGGGGAACATCTCGAAATAAATAGCCCGGCTGCGATCTACGATCTCGTCCAGCTCAGGGTAGGTCCGCCGGAACAAGACCCCCCGCCAATGCTCCCCATACTGCTGAATGTCGGCGGCGAAGTCGCCCAGGAGGAAGTCCGTCTTCCCGCCCCCGCGAGCCCCACCAAAGAATATCTCATCGACAAAAGAGGCCCGTATCGCCTTCTCCTGGGGTCCAGGCTGGGGCAGCCAGCTCATGCCGACACCTCGAACTCAGCCTCCACCGCCGGAGCCTCGGGCAGGGCCGCCACCATCTGCTCATTTTGCTGGATCCACTCCGCATAGGTCTCCGCCCTCGGCGGGACATTCGGCCCCTTGACCTCCACCGTATGCTCGATCTGAATACGGTCATCGCCCACCTCCTGCCGTATCTGCTCCAAGACCTTCAGCCGCAGCGAGATACGAGGCTCCGGGATATGCTCGAACATCGCCGACAAGACCTTGACCCGCTCCTTGCGATCCGCCAGCTTGACATCCGAAAAATCCCGCTGGTAGATCCGCAGCTGCTTCTGATACTCAGCCTGGAAGTCATCGTCGGCCCGCCAGTAGTTCACCGCCTGCTTCGTCACCCCCAACTGCTGAGCGATCTGCGCGGTGAGGCGGCTTTTAGAGAAGCGGTCCAGAATCAACATCTGTATCGCCTCCTGATGCTTGGCCTTGATCTTCACCTCAATAACTCCATACCGTAGGCCTGGGGCCATGATACTCGACATTGCCCAGGTCATCCAAATGCAAGAAACGCCCGTGATCATCCCCCCCTGA